TTGGTCGCGATCTTGAGCCGCGCGTTGAGTGTCGTCAGCTCGTCGGCAGTGCCGATCGCCTTGATGACGGTGGCCAGAGAAGCAAAGGCCGCAACAAGGCGGCCCACGGTCCCTAGCGCCGTCTTGGCGCCGCTCTCGACATTCCGAAGGGGGTTGCCCTGCCCGGCACTTTTGCCGACGTTTTGCAGGTCTTTTTGCAGACCAGCCAGAGCGGACTTTATCTCGGTCAGCTCGGCGCCGATTCTTATCTCAAGGTCCGCTGCCATTACTGCTCCGCTCCAATGTTTTGATGTAGCTCTTGAATGCTTTTCCGTCGGCTTGCGCCATCCTGGCCGCTAGTGCTTCACCGATCCGTCGCTCTCCGTTTAGCCTTTCAATCGCCCTTAAAAATGCGCCGACTTGCCCCAGCGTGTAGCCTCGAATCGCCTCGAGCGTGTGCCCGTGAGCGATGAGAACGGCTAGAGTGTCGGCCCACCCCCAGGTGCCGGCGTTACTGCTTTGACGGCCGCCAGAATTGCCGGCGTCAGACGGCCCTTGAAAAAATCCGCGTTGACTTTGACGACGGCGATCGCCAGCTCGATCAGTTTGTCAGGCGTGGTGTCGCGCAACTCGTCAGCAGGCACGCCAGAGGCAAGCGCGACGGCTTCGATGATGTTGTCGCCAGAGTCGGCCAGCAGGCCCATGATGGCCACGACGTCGATCTTGCCGGTCATGGCGCTGCCGAGCTGTGGCCTGATGTGGCGGGCGAAGGCTGGGATCTGGCCGACCTTCAGCGGCGAGAGTTTTAGCTCTTTGCCGTTGAAGGTGACGGTCGTCGCAACGGGCTCGAGGACGTCCAGGCCATCCATGCGTTAAGCCTGGATTTCGACGCGGAAGTATTGCGAAACGCCAGCGCCGCTCTTGGTGGTGTCTTTGAGCAGCTTGCCGGTCACTTCCATTGCAGCGAACTCTTCGCCGATCAGGCCCAGGGACGACAAGGCGCCGATCTTCACGCGGTAAGCGGAAACGCGGGTCTTCTTGCCGCTGCGGGCTTCGTTTAAGCCGTCGAATACGAGCTGGTATTCCTTGCCGGCGGTGGTCAATGCCTGGACAACGTCAGCGGCCGCCTTGGTGTAGGTGATCGTGATGTCGTCGTCGTCGAGGATCGTGCCACCGGGGATGATGTAGATGCCGCCAGAGCGCACTTCGTAGTCGGTGCCGGCTGTCTTGGTCGTCGAGCCCACTTTAACGGTGGTGATGGCCGAAGGCATGAAGGCGGTCGCAATGAAGTCGCCTTTTTTAACGTCGTTATGGGCTTCGTCGGTGACGGTGCCGGTCGCGGTGACGGTTGCGGTGCCGTAGAGAGCGCGCGAAAGGTTCGCCGCGTTGAGCTCATGCAGCGTCATGCTGGCTTCAACCGCGCTGATTCGCTTAACTTCGTTCCAGGTGCCGCCGCCGGGCTGCGTGAAATCCTTCAGCTCGATGGTGTCCTCGGTGACGTTAAAGCTTAAAGCGGAGCAGTTGCCGACTTCAACCAGGCCGGTCGTGCCGCCGATTTCCTTGAGGTAGATGCGGCCGCTGCCGATGTAAGAGTAGTCAGACATTTGCGTATCTCCGTTTTTTAAGATTGACCTTTAAACGTCGCGGCGTTGGAAAAGGCCAACGGCACATGACAATAACCAGCATCGTATTCAGGACCAGGTGCGTCAGATAACCGCAAATATCTGCCCCCGCCCAGGTCGTAACCGAGCAGAGCGCCGAGCACTTTTTCGCAGAGTTCGCTTGCCTGGTCGCGCGCTGCGTCGACCTTGCCGTTGCCTTTGGCGGACTTAGTCGCGACGACGACATACCAGTCCTGCACGATGCGTTGGATGCTGCCGTTGGGCGCGATCGAATCGCCGACGTTGTAGCCGTCATAAATCACAAAGACCGCCGGCGCCTTTTGCCGCAGCTCCGGCACGCGCTCGAGCTCGCGCAGCGGTTCGACGGTGATGCCTGGCAGCTTTTCGCGCAGGCGGGCGAGGATGGATTGTTCGACGGTGGCAAACATTAGGCGCTCACTTTCTCGGTTTCTTTTTTGAAGTAGGCTCGCAGCGCTCGGGTGACGGCCGCGGACCAGTCCGGCGGCAGCGCGACGGTGGAGGCCTTGGTCAACGGCAGGAAGGGGCGCGCGGGGATCGTGACTTTCTTGGCGAAGATGAGCTTGCCGCCAGGGCCAGGAAAGACCAGGCGCTTGCCGGTCTTGGGCTCGATGGTGGCGCCGAATTGATGGACGGCCGGGTAGCGGACGCCGTTGTTTTGCAGGTTGGTGCCGATCGTGACGCCGGTAGAGTCAGGCCGGCTAGTGATCGAGGCCTGTAGCCGCCCGGTGTCGCGCAGCGGCTGGCCCTTGCGAATCTTCAGCGCCGCCCAGGGGCTGCCCCAGGGGTCGATGCCAAGCTTGAAGCAGAGCCGGATCCGGTTGCGAATGATGCTGCCGACGGTCGCAAAGACCGGCTGCATGTTGCTGGTCGAATCGGCCAGCGCTTTGATCTTGGCGCGCGCTCCCGCATCGTTGACCGTGACTTTGAGCTTTGTGCCGGCCAAGGTCAGAATTCCCGCAAGGTGTCCTGAGTAAAGACGCGCTCGGCGCTATAGCCGGCAAAGGCCGTTGCCATCGCAGCCTGGTTGCCGTCCGAGCCTGGCGGCAGCGAGATCTGGCCCTTGGCCAACGCAGACAGCTGGCCCAGGACGTCCTCGTAACGGCGGCGGACTTCCTCGGGCGCGTGGTCGTCCCAGAGCTTGAATCGCGTGATGTCCGCGGCCCAGGCCGTCACGATCGTCGGCGTCGTGGTCAGCGGCAGCGCGTAACGGCTCGAAAAGTAGTTTTCGTCGGTGAGATCGGCGAGCTCAGCCTCGCCGAAGCGCTTTTCAAATTCAGATCGGGTGATGTAGGGCATGGCTTGATCCTTTTATTAAACCTCTCTTGAAAAACAAAAACGACTTAGCACGCTGCTTCGCAGCCTATAGGTGTTCGCATGAGAGGCATGCTCGCACCAGCTTTGAACCGTTTGCTGAACCCGGCGCAAGCCGACAAGTCCGGTTGCATAGTATTTTTGCAGTGTCTTAAGGCTTTTGCATATCCTTGCAATGGAATCGCGCCGCAGCCTACGGTGTGTCGGCCAAATTTTGTATCCAAGAAAGTCCAAAGACCGGCCTGGCATTAGGTCCACGGGAAACACTTGAGTCTTGCTGTTGGTTTGCAGGCGCAGGCGACTGAAAAGAAATGCGTCAATCTGATGGCGGACTTTGTGCAGGCGCGCTTTGTCGTGATGAGCAACGACAAAGTCGTCCATGTAACGGACATAAAAGCGTTCGCGCAAAATATGCTTTGCAAAAATGTCCAGCTCGTGCAAATACACGTTGGCGGCAAGCTGGCTGACTAAGTTGCCAATTGGTACGCCGACCCCAAAACGCTCGTTGACCTGGTTGGCCGAGTCAATAATGTTGTTTAAAAGCTTGAGCGTGCGCTTGCAGCGAATCCGCTTAGCAAACAAGCTTTTGAGGATGTCGTGGTCGATGCTTGGGAAATACTTTGCTACGTCGCCTTTTAGGACAAAGGCCCGGCCGTGTTTGCGCTTTACATAGCGCAACATAGCCTCTGCCCTGTCGGCCCCTCGGTGAGTCCCGCGCCCTGGCCGGCAAGCATAGTTGTCGGCAATAAAGCGCACTTCCCATAAAGGCTCTATGACCGCAACCAAGGCGTGCTGCACTACCCTGTCCCGAAAAGGAAGCGCCGAAATAATTCTTTCTTTGGGCTCGTGGACAACAAACGTCCGATAGCGGCCAGTTTGGTAAGTGCCCCAGATAAGCTCGTTTTGCAACTGGATCAAATTGCCTTCGAGGTCTTGCTCAAAATCCTGGACCTCAACCCGGTCACGCTTACCAGCTCTGGCGCGCTTATAGGCAGCGTGCAGCGCCTCAAAGTCATAGACCAGATCAAATAGGCTTTTGTAGGTCTTTGCCATCACGCCGCGCCAAAACAAAAGGCGGCCGGGCCGAACCCTGGGGACTTAGCCTTACTAGAACGGCCGGCCTGTTTAGTATTTCGGCCACAAAACAAAGCAGCCGGGGTCTGCGCATCCTTTTGAGGGGTGCTCTGTCCGCGCGCCAAGTAAGCGAGCGGCTTCTGGCATTCCCCAAGAGCGGGGCGAGCGCCGATGTTCGTGTTCGTATTCGAACGGTCATTGTTCAAGTTCAAAGCAAACACACCCGCAAGGGCACCATTGTTCCAGTTGCCGCCGCGGATCGGCACGCGTTTCAATGCGCCTCCCCCATCGGCAAAGGCGCCAGCGACTTAATCCAGCCGCCCACCATGCGGCCGATTTCGTCGTTGAGCTTCGCCCATGTCTATTTCATCGTTGTGCTTTGCCCATGTTTCGTACTTCTTGAAATCTAAATACCCAAGGTCTTTGGCGAGTCGAACCTGGCAGCGCAGCAGGTCAAGCTCGGCGTCTAAATCTTGCAGTGTTGTCTTTTTGTGGTAACGCTTGTTACAGATAACGATTAAACGAAGTAGGCCAAGCATGCTTTCGCGGATCTCAGCGGCCAAAACATGCCTTTCGAACTTTGGAAACTGCCGAAGCGCGATATAGCCATAAACGATCATCGCCTCGCACTTTTGCCTAATTAGCAAGTCCGTCGGCTTTGGCTCTGTCTCGGGTTTTATCTTTGTTCGTGAGCTCATTTTTCGTTAAGGCCTGGGATATCGCCC